TAACGATATCAATCGAATCATGGACAGGTTGGACAGGCTAGAAACCAAGATCGACATGTTCATGAAGGAGCAACGAAGTGCCCTCAGTTAGCAAGAAACAACATAACTTCATGGCGGCGGTAGCCAACAATCCGTCGTTTGCCAAGAAGGCTGGAGTCCCTCAAAGCGTGGGGCAAGATTTTGCCGCTGCCGACAAAGCTATCAAGTTCAAAGGCGCTTCCCACTCCCGCGCTGATTTGCAAAAAATCAACAAACCTGAAACTCGCCAGGGTAAAAGCGAGCTTTTTTCAAAAGGTGGCGTAATGGCTGAGTCTAAAGCAATGGTTAAAAAAGAAGTGTCTTTCATGAAAAAGAAGGGCGCACCCGCATCAATGGTTAAACACGAGGAGTCTGAAATGAAGGGTATGAAGAAAATGGCATCTGGCGGCATCACTACCGCCAAAATGGGCACTGTTAAAACCGCTGCCCCTAGCCGAGACGGGCTTGCTGTCAAGGGTAAAACCAAAGGCACTATGGTCAAGATGGCTGGTAGCAAACCTCTGGGTATGAAAAAGGGCGGCAAAGCCTAAAAGGAGCCTGACATGGCTGAATCTAACGCTGGCGCAGGTCGTGGTAAGCAAGGTGGCCCAACGGCTAAAGAACTTGCAGACTACGATAAAAAGCAGAATGCGGGTATCTACACGGCGGAGAAGGGTAACCCACCCCAAGACATAGACAGTGCGTCAGCGCCCGTCAAAAAGGCTTCGGGTGGTACTGCTTCCTCTCGTGCCGATGGCATTGCTGTGCGGGGTAAAACCCGTGGGACGATCATCAAATGATGGCCAGCCGTGGGATGGGGGCAATCAACCCCAAGAAGATGCCGACCAAGAAGGTCATCCATCGCACGGATAACCCCAACGATGTGGACATGTACGCCGAAGGCGGCGGCGTGAATGCTGCTGGCAACTACACCAAACCGGGTATGCGTAAGTCGTTGTTCAACTCCATCAAGAGTTCAGCAACGCAGGGTACGGCGGCAGGTCAATGGTCAGCCAGAAAAGCGCAGTTGCTTGCCAAGCGGTACAAGGCAAAAGGTGGGGGCTACAGAGATTGAAAGCTCCACAGCAGTCACTTAAAAATTGGACAGACCAGAAATGGAGGACCAAAAGTGGTAAACGCTCTTCTGACACGGGTGAAAGATACCTTCCAAGTGCTGCGATCAAAAGTCTCAGCCCTGCCGAGTATGCTGCGACAACGCGGGCAAAACGAGCAGGTAAAAAAGCCGGAAAACAATTCGTAGCGCAACCTAAAAACATTGCGAAGAAAACAGCGGGGTTTAGATAATGGCAGGCAGTAAATGGATTCAATCCGCGATCAAAAAGCCCGGTGCGCTGCGTAAGTCGCTGGGTGTACCCATGAATGCAACCATTCCTAAAGCTAAGCTGGCCAAAGCGGCCAAAGCACCGGGCAAAATGGGCCAGCGGGCTCGCCTTGCGCAAACATTAAAGGGGTTTAAATAATGGGTTTCTTTGACAGCTTTGGTGGCGGCTTAGAGTCCATATTTAGGAATATTCCCAGCCAGTTTAATAGCGTGGCTAACAGCGTTAGCAATGCAGCAGGTACGTCGGGGAATGCGTATGTTCAGCCTTCACCCGCAGCAATGCCTCAGACACCCCCACCCGCATCTGCACCCGGTATCAACATGCCTTCACCGGGTTCTAACCCCCGACAAGATCAAGCTATGGGCGGGCGCAACAACCGTATGAACCGTGGTGGTCCTTACGGCGGCTACAACCCATTTATGGGCGGTGGTGGCTACAACCCGTTTATGGGCGGTGGCGGCGGCTTTGGGGGTTTTGGAGGCGGCTACAACCCGTTTATGGGCGGTGGCGGCGGCTTTGGGGGTTTTGGAGGCGGCTTCAATCCATACATGGGCGGTGGCGGCGGCTTTGGGGGTTTTAATCCTTACGGCGGTATGGGTGGGTCACAATACCAACAACCCCAACAACCCCAACAACCCCAACAATACCAACAACCCCAACAATACCAACAACAGCCTTCTTACGGCGGTATGGGCGGCGGCTTTAGAGGTTTTAATCCTTACGGCGGTATGGGCGGCTTTAGGGGTTTTAACCCCTATGGTAGTAATACTCCCACCCCCACACAAGCTCCGCAAGGTATGGAAATGCGTCGGGGCATGGGCGGTTCGTACTACGTGCCTGCGGGAACTCCTTACGACCCCGGAATGGATTAAAAAATGGCACTTACCTCTGGCGCAACAACATTCAACCTTGACCTCACCGAGTTGGTCGAGGAAGCCTACGAGCGTGCGGGCTCAGAGATGCGCACGGGTTATGACCTGCGTACAGCGCGGCGTAGCCTCAACATCATGTTTGCAGATTGGGCCAATCGCGGCATCAATATGTGGACGATCGAGCCGGGCATCATTGACTTGGTTCAGGGGCAGAACACCTACGCGCTGCCAGACGACACCATTGATCTGCTAGAGCATGTGATTCGCACGGGCGGGAATGTGGCGGCAACGCAGGCCGACTTGACCATCACCCGTATTAGTGTTTCTACCTACGCTACGATCCCTAACAAGATTCAGCAAGCTCGCCCAATTCAGGTGTGGGTGCAGCGGTTCAATGGCCAGAACTCGCCCGTGAGCGCAACTCTGACCACTACGATTACAGCCACATCAGACACAATTGTGTTGAGCAATGCTACGGGTTTACCCGCATCTGGCTTCATCAAGATTGACAACGAGATCATCAACTACGGATATATAACAGGGAATACCCTATATAGCTGTTTCCGTGGCCAACAAAATACTACTGCGGCGTCCCATACTTCGGGGGTAACTGTGTATTGGGCGCAAGTCCCAGCCGTCACGGTCTGGCCGACTCCTGACAATGCCCAGACGTACCAATTTGTGTACTGGAGACTGCGCCGTACCCAAGACAGCGGTGGTGGTGTCAACATCATGGACATACCCTTTCGCTTCATCCCCCCGATGGCGGCAGGTTTGTCGTACTACATTGCCGGGAAAATTCCTTCAGGGTTTGAGCGTTTGCCCATGCTAAAAACTCAGTATGACGAGGCTTGGGAGACAGCGGCTGGTGAAGACCAAGAGAAAGCGTCTGTTCGCTTTGTGCCCCGTCAGCAGTTCATTGGTGGAACCTGATGGGAAATAGGTTCGCCTCTGGCAAAAATGCGATTGCCCAGTGCGATCGCTGCGACCAGCGTTTTAAGCTTTCAATCTTAAAACGTGAAGTCATCAAGGGTCGTAACTACGACCTCTTGGTTTGCCCGGAGTGTTGGGACCCAGATCAGCCACAATTGCACTTGGGCGAGTTTCCAGTAGACGACCCACAAGGCTTGCGTAATCCCCGCCCAGACCGAAGCTATGTGCTGTCGGGAACAAGTGGGTTGCAGACTAGCGCGACTGGCGGGGCTGGGCCTACGGGCACGGGGACTGTGGAAGCGGGTAGCCGAATCTTTCAGTGGGGATGGAGCCCTGTGGGGGGGTCATCATTTTTTGACGCAGCACTCACACCAAATAACTTGGTTTTGGGCGTGCAATTGGGTACAGTATCGGTATCAACGACATAAGGAGTCGAAATGGACACGAAAACAGTGAAGAAAATTGCCGACAAGGAAGTCATGGCGCACGAAAAACGCCTGCACCCCAGTGCAAAAAAGATGGCTGCTGGTGGCAAAACCAACTCCCAGATGCTCAAGTATGGGCGTAACATGGCCAAAGTAATGAACCAGCGTAGCCCTGGTCGTGGAGGCTGATATGGCGACGTACAAGGTACCGAAAAAAGTAGCCACTGTGGTTGTTGGTGAAGAGCCAGCAAAAGAGACAATGCGTAAAGCAAACGTGTCTGTGGCCAACACACGCAGTCAAGACTATCCCCCCACCAAGACCAGCGGCATCAAAATTCGTGGCACAGGCGCGGCTACCAAAGGCGTGATGGCCCGAGGCCCAATGGCATGAACTACACCGAGTTGTACAACACAATTCAGACGTACACCGAGAATCAGTTCCCGGATGTATATCTGGCGAGTGGGAGTACTGTGTCTGCAACGACACAGATCAATACTTTCATTACGCAGGCTGAACAACGTATATACAACTCGGTTCAGTTCCCGTCGCTGCGCAAGAACGTGACGGGGGTAACGTCTACGGGCAACAAGTATTTGTCGTGCCCCGGCGACTTTCTTTCCACGTTTTCGTTGGCGGTCATAACCACTGACGGGCAAGAGTTCTTGCTCAACAAGGATGTGAACTTCATCCGTCAGGCGTACCCCAAAGCCACTGATACAGCAACGCCCAAGTATTACGCACTGTTTGGTCCAACGACTTCAAACGATGCGTCTCCTTCAATCACCAACGAGTTGTCGTTCATTCTTGGCCCAACGCCAGATGCGGTGTATGAAGTTGAGTTGCATTACTACTATTACCCCACATCCATCACCACGGCGGCTTCTGGCCAGACATGGTTGGGGGACAACTTTGACTCTGTGTTGTTATACGGGTCTTTGGTTGAGGCTTACACCTTTATGAAGGGTGAAGCGGACCTTATTACTTTGTATGACGGTAAATACAAAGAAGCCCTTGCATTGGCCCAGCGTCTGGGTGACGGGTTGGAGCGTAGCGATGCGTACCGTAGTGGCCAGTACAGGCAAGCCCCATTGCCCCAAAATAACGGGGTGCGTTGATGGCATTCACAGGCAACTACAGTTGCAACACTCTTCGCTCGGGGTTAATAAACGGGTCGTTCAACTTCTCGTCAAATACCTTTTATCTGGCGCTGTATACCAACGCAGCTACGCTTGACGAGACCACCACTGCGTACACCACGGTTGGGGAAGCATCGGGCGGCAATTATGTTGCTGGCGGGCAGATTGTCACGGCCACTGTCAGCATAGAAACCACTTCTGCTGGAAGCATCACGTATGTGAATTTTTCCTCTCCCTCTTGGACTGGAGCGATTACAGCCCGAGGTGCTTTGATCTATAAGGCCGGGGATAATGGCGCTGTATGCGTCTTGGACTTTGGTAACGACAAAACTTCGGTCAACACTTTCCCCGTGACGATGCCTGCAAACACTAGCACATCTGCACTCATTCGACTTGTTTAAGGAGTATCCCATGTTCAACGAAAAAGCTCACTCTACCGACACCGTAACTGCGGGTCTGGTTGCTGGCACGGCCCTGAAAAACGGTGCTCGTGGTGGTGGCGTGTTCCACGTTCAGTGCCTGGATAAAGACGGTAATCTGAAGTGGGAAGACAAAATGCACAACCTCGTGGTCAACGAGGGGTTGCAAGACATGAACACCAAGTACTTTAAAGCAACCACTTATTCTTCGGCGTTCTATCTTGGCTTGGTGACTGGCCCCGGTTCTGGTACGACATACGCCGCCACTGACACCTTGGCTTCCAAAGCATGGACCGAGTTCACCGACTACTCTGGCGCACGCAAATTAGTGACGTTTGGTACGGCTACCACTGCTGATCCGTCTGTCATTAGCAACTCCGCATCACCTTCCTCGTTCAGTATCACTGGCGCTGGTGGTATTGTTGCTGGCGCGTTTTTGTGTACCGTAAGCAGCGGTACTTCAGGGATTTTGTTCTCTGAAGCCGACTTCCAGTCTCCTGGCGACCGCGCTGTGGTAAGTGGGGACACGTTGAATGTGACCTACACGTTCAGCCTTGACGCTGCGTAATACCTTGTGTTCGGTACATCCGCATTTGCTGCCGCGCCTTTTGCTGCTTTAGCAGGAGGTGGCGCTGTCTACGATAGCGCAGTTGCGGAAGCGGTAACGGCGTCAGACACAGCGGTCAATGCAGTGGCGCTGTTTGCGCCTTTGATTTTGGAAGAGATCGCGGTTGGTGAGAACATTGTTGTTGCGGGGTCTAATTTTAGCGCTGCTATAGCGGAGACTATTACTGCGCTGGATACAACTTCAGCCGCGATGATTTTCCCAGCGTATTTTGAAGACACAGTAGTTGCGTCGGATACAACCGCATCCTCGGCCACTTTTCAAACGGTGTATGCGGAAACTGCCAGCGGTTCTGATACGGTATCAGCCCGAGCAGGTTTTGGGGCTTTAATTTTCGAGACGGCTATCGCCTCCGACTCGCTTCTTGCCGGGCTTATATATAACGTGTCTATCCAAGAGTTGGTGGCGGCTCTGGACACCCCCAGCGCAAACTCCATTTTCTTGTCGTCTTTAACGGACCTTGCCACGGCGTCTGAATTGACTTCTGCCTCTGCCAACTTTACTCCGCTCGTGAGTGAAACTGCTACAGCGTCTGACAGTACTTCAGTTGCCGCTTCCACGTTCAACGCTGCGGTCAGTGAAGTCGCCACCGCCTTGGATTCGCTATTGGCGTCTGCCGTCTTTCTTGCTACCATACAGGACAGCGCAGTGGGGGCCGATGTGATTCTTGCCCGGTTCTTGTGGGAGATCATCAATGACGCACAAACCGCAAACTGGGCGACAATTAACGCAGCGCAAACGGCAGACTGGGCGGGAATAAATGACTCGCAGTCAACCACTTGGCAAAATATAAAAACCCAATCGTAAGAGGCACAAATGGCACTCGTAGTAAAAGACAGGGTACAGGAGACGACCACGACAACGGGGACGGGGACTGTTACGCTTGGCGGGGCCGCTCTTGGGTATCAGACTTTTGCCACGGTTGGCAACGGCAATACCACGTACTACACCATCGTAGACCAGACCGCAGGTGACTGGGAAGTCGGTATTGGTACGTACACCGCTTCGGGCACAACCCTGTCGCGCACTACCGTGCTGTCTTCCAGCAATGGCGGAGCGCTGGTGTCGTTTGCTGCCGGGTCCAAAAACGTCTTTGTGACCTACCCGTCCGAGCGGGCTGTGTACAAGGACTTGGCGGATGTTTACACGGTACAACAAGCGTTCGATGCGCTTACTGCTAACTCAATTGCGTTGACCACGGGAACAATTAGCACCGCCCCGGTCAACAACACAGATATTGTCAACAAACAATACGCCGACGCCATTGCGTCTGGCATCCACTTCCACGAAGCTGTAGCTTTAGCAACTACAACAACTCTACCAGCAAACACGTACAACAACGGTACATCCGGGGTAGGGGCAACGCTTACAGGAAACGCTAATGGTGCTTTGTCTGTGGACTCAACACTTACTATTGTTGCGGAACGCATACTTGTAAAAAATGAAGCGGCGGGCGCAAATAATGGTGTTTACGTTGTTACTCAGGTTGGCTCTGCTGGTACACCGTACATACTGACCCGTGCTACAGATTTTGATACCGTTGGTACTGGAGTTGACCAGATTGACGAGGGCGACTTTTTCTTGGTGACCAGCGGAACTGCTAACGTCAATACCGCTTGGGTGCAACAGACCGCGCCTCCTATAACGATTGGCACAACAGCGATTGTTTTCCAGCAGTTTGCTGCGCCAATCACATACACGGCGGGTACAGGTTTAAATGAGTCCCCCACCTACACTTTCAACATTGCCAACACAGGTACTGCGGGTACATACGGCGGGGCGGCTTCTGTTCCTGTTTTTACAACCAACGCACAGGGTCAAGTTACCTCGGTCACCAACACAGGTATTGCCATTGCCGCAGGGGCGGTGTCTGGTCTTGCAGCTTCCGCCACCACGGACACGACTAATGCCAGCAACATCTCGTCTGGCACGCTCGGTACTTCAAGGCTCACGGGTTCTTACACAGGGATTACCGGGACTGGTGCGCTGGCTGCGGGTTCGCTGGCTACGGGCTTTACGGCAGTATCGGCTCCTCTAGGCGGCACTGGGCAGACCTCCTACGCTGTGGGCGACTTGCTCTATGCAGACACAACCACATCACTGGCCAAACTTGCAGACGTAGCGGTTGGCAATGCCTTGATCTCCGGTGGTGTGAGCGCAGCCCCAAGCTGGGGCAAGGTTGGTCTGGCTACAGCAGTTAGCGGAACACTTCCAATTGCCAACGGCGGTACAAACTCTACGGCAACGCCAACCAACGGCGGCGTCACTTACGGCACGGGTACAGCACAGGCATACTCAGTGGCTGGCACCTCCGGGCAGGTTTTGCAGAGCAACGGGGCAGCAGCCCCCACTTGGCTTTCTCAGTCCAGTATCGCTGCGGGTTCGGCCACCAATGCCACCTTCGCCACATCAGCAACTTCGGCTACCAACGCAACTACGGCCACAAATGCAACTCTGGCCACTACGGCTACGCTGGCAACTCTTGCCACCTTGGCTACTACGGCTACGCTGGCCACAACTGCAACCACGGCAAATGCCACAGCAGCGGCTTTGACAGCGGGGACGTACCTCACAAGCGGTGGTACTTTCAACGGCTCCACTGCCCGCACGTTTGCAGTGGACGCAACCAACCTAAACACTGCCAGCAAAGTTGTGGCACGGGATGCTTCGGGCAACTTCAGTGCGGGGACAATTACTGCTTCTTTAAGCGGTACAGCTACCCTGGCTACGTTGGCCACTTTGGCCACTACGGCTACGTTGGCTACGCTTGCTTCTTCTGTTACAAACGGTTTTTATACAACTTCAAGTTTTAATCTTGGTACAACAAGTATTGCTGTAAATAGGGCAAGTGCGTCGCAGTCTTTAACTGGCGTTAGTATTGATGGCTCCGCAGGTTCAGCTACCAATGCAACATTGGCTACTACGGCCACCTTGGCCACTCTTGCAACTTTGGCCACCTTGGCCACCTCGGCCACCACTGCTACATCAGCAAGTTCCGCCACCAACGCAACCTTGGCTACCCTGGCCACCTTGGCCACTCTTGCAACCACCGCCACCAACGTATCTGGTGGCACCATTGGGACTTCTCGGTTTAACCCCCGAGTATCTTCGGCCACCAGTGCATCGTCACTGACCCCAGACATTAGCTCCTTTGACCAATACTGTTATACGGCGTTAGCTGCGGGGCTTACCATAAATGCCCCTACGGGTACTCCGCTAAATGGCAACAAGCTGCTGTTTCGCATATTGGACAACGGCGTTTCCCAAACCCTCACTTGGAACGCCACATACGTTGTCATTGGGGCCACCCTGCCCACAAGTACAACGGCTAATAAAACTGTATACGTCGCGTGTATTTACAACACAAACAACACGCGATGGGATGTGGTTGCGGTTGTGACGCAGACGTAATGAGGCTGTATGGCAAATAGATATTGGCGTGGCGGTTCTGGTACTTGGAGTGCCACCAACACTACAAACTGGTCAACGACATCTGGTGGGAGTGGAGGCGCTTCTGTTCCCACTTCTGTTGATGCGGTATTAATTGGGGCTCAAGGTGCAGGCGGTTCCACAGTTACGCTCCATCCAACCGACAGCTTAGCTTGTGCATCTATTAACTTTTCCGATAGTGGGGGTCAATGGGGCCAATTCGGTGGTACTAATGTTTTTAACGGTAACGGCAATGTAGTTAGGGTATACCCAACTGCTTCGGCTAATATATGGTCTTCTAATGCTTTTGGGAACGTCACATTTACAAATGCTATTTTTGAAATAAATACTAGCGGTAACATCGCTTATACAATTAACCCCGGTATATGTAACGGTGCAAATTCAAGTTCTGCAAACGGGACTAATTCAACACGATTTCCCACTTTTCGAGTTGCTTCGGGGACCACCAACACTTCTATTGTGACTATAGGGGGAAATGCAAGTGGGGGGTCTTACGGCACTTTAGATTTTTCTAATGGTTTTAATCAAGTCTCCCTTAGTACTACTAACGCCACTGTTTTTGGGGATTTAATATTTGGTGCAAATAATTCTGTACTTACATCCTCGTTTTCTTATATTTTAGCCGGGACTTCAGCGACTACATTTACCGCCCCATTGGGCGGTGGTAGGACATTTAATACTAATATCCAGGTGCAAAAGTATAATTCTTTTGTGGCTACGTATGGTTCGGTCACACTTGGAAGCAGTATAACTTTTGGTACGTCATTTTCTGCTGCCGCCAATAACATCTTTTTTACTTTACAGTGGGGCACTTTAATTTTAAACGGGTTTACGCTAACCCCAGGAAGATTTACCATACTCAACAGTTCTAATTTTCTCAAGGCTATAACTTTTGGGTCTACCAATATAGCAATTGGAAATTTATTTGGTAGTAATACCGCATTAAGTGGGTCCGATTTAACTGGGTTTTCTTGGACGGGTACAGGGGGGTTTACTAACTCTGGCAGTGTTAACGGCGGTTTTTTATGGGGGAGCACTACTGGGGGCAGCGCGACTACAGCAGTCAATTTCACTTTTACTGCGGGCGGTCCATCGGGTACATCAACACTTTACGCGAATAGTATCACTGCTTCATCTGGTGGTTGGGGTACCATATCCCTGTATGGAAATTGCACTTTTACTTCAACTGGGACGGCTACTTCTATTAGCGTTTTAGGTACAGGTAATTATTCAAGTGCTTCCGCTACCCCCTCATTAAGTTTAGGCAGTGCTTCAAGTGCTTTAACCGTCACCAGCAATTCTACGTGCGGACAAATCACGCATTCTGCGGGCACTTTAAACCTTAATAACTTTAACCTCACATCTAACTCAAATTACAGTTCAACTTCTGGCACTCGCACGCTTACTTTGGGGTCTGGAACATTTACCTGCACCAGCTTTAACTACACAGGTGCTGGCAGAACTCTCAACACAGGCACGGGCACAATTTCCTTAACCGCTTCGTCAGCTTCATTTGCTGGTGGGAGTTCTACGTACTACAATTTAAACTACGCCACTGCAAGCGGTACCATGACTGTTACGGATGGCGGAAACACGTTTAACAACATCACCGTTACAGCCCGCCCTTGCACAGTCAAATTGACTTCGGGCACCACCACAACAGTGTCGAATTTCACTTTGAGCGGGACAGCGGGGAACCTCGTTACATTTAGCAGCGCCACTGCGGGTAGCGTCGCCACTATATCGAAGGCTTCTGGTACAGTCACTGCAAGTTATTTGGCGATACAAGACTCTGTTGCTACAGGCGGTGCAGTATGGGATGCGTCAAATGGAACCAACGTAAACAACGGGAACAACACGGGTTGGACCTTTATCAAAGCCGCTGCGGCAATTCTTTTGTTTTTCCTACCGTAAACGGGAGATCACGACATGAGCACTTACTCACCCAATCTTCGTATTGAACTTATTGACAACGGCACCCAAGCGGGTACGTGGGGGGATACGACCAACAATAATTTGGCCTACATTCTTGATACGGCTGTTGCTGGGTATCAGACGGTAAGCGTGACTTCTGCCAATCAAGCCCTGACGCACACAAGTGGGCCGACATCCACAGCCGCTAACAACCAAGCTGTGTATGCAATGCTGCGGTTCACCACCACAACTGGGGCCGCTTTTGCCGTCTATGCCCCGCCAAACTCCAAAAATTACATTGTTTGGAACAACAGCGGTTACTCAATGACCATCTATAACTCAACTGTTATTGGTAACACCACGGCAGCGGGGGCTGGTGTCACCATAGCTAACGGCAACAAAGTTTTTGTCTGGTCGGAGGGGACAAATTTTTATGAAATACAAGTATCAAATCTGACGGGCACGCTGGCCATCGCCAACGGCGGTACTGGGCAGACCACAGCCAACGCAGCCTTTAATGCTCTGGCTCCCGCGCAAACGACTGCCAACGGTAAATACCTCAAGTCTGATGGCACAAACACAAGTTGGGATGCCGTTGATATAAGCACTTCGGACGTTACGGGGGTTTTACCTGTTGTCAACGGTGGTACAGGTGTAACTACTTCTACAGGTAGTGGATCAAATGTTCTATCTACAAGCCCAACAATTACAAGCGCATCACTTGTAACCCCCGCGCTGGGTACGCCAACTTCCGGCAACTTCAGCACGGGCACTTTTACTTGGCCCACGTTTAACCAAAACACCAGCGGAACGGCGGCGGGTTTGTCCTCAACTTTAGCTGTCTCTAGTGGTGGTACAGGGCAGGCAAGCACCATAACCCAGTATGGAATTATATACGGCTCTACCATCAACAGTATGGCCAGCACTGCGGCGGGTACTAATGGCCAAGTCCTACACAGTCGCACCGCTAACTCTCCCGTATGGGGCGCAGTAGATTTACTTCTTGACGTTTCAGGCACCTTGCCTGTTGCCAATGGCGGTACAGGCGTAACTTCTTCCACAGGTAGTGGGTCAAATGTTCTATCTACGAATCCAACAATTACAGGTGCAGCGCTTGTATCCCCTGCCCTGGGCACGCCGACTTCTGGCGCTTTAACTAATTGCACTAACTTGCCACTCAGTACGGGAGTTACAGGCACTTTGCCAATTGCCAGTGGGGGTACAAACTCTACGGCATCACCTATCAATGGTGGTGTGGGTTACGGCACAGGCACCGCCCTTGCTTACTCTGCATCTGGGTCATCCGGGCAAATATTGAAATCTAACGGCGCTGCCGCTCCTACATGGGTTGCTCAGTCTACTATTGCGGCTGGCACAGCGGCGGCATTGACGACTACCCTAGCTGCTTCCAGTGGGGGTACTGGGCTTACTTCATCTGGCACAAACAGAAACGTGCTTAGATCAAACGGGCTTTATTGGGGGAGCGACGCTCAAATTACCTTAAAGACTGAGCAAACAACTTCTGGCAGTACCTTATATGACTTTTCTTCTATTCCAGCAAACGTAAGACGTGTAACCATAATGTTTTCCGGGGTGAGTACCAATGGAACCTCTAATTTGATAGTACGACTTGGGACTTTTATAGATGGTATTTTTAGCACAAATTACGTTGGGACATCGGCTGGAGTTGCTAATACTGGAAGCTCGACTACTGTTACTAGCTTTACAACCGGACTTGGTGTAACCGCAACTCTTCTTGCCTCTGGCACAACTATTACTGGCACGATGGTGCTCGATCTTCGGACTTCTACAAATGGAAATTGGTCCGCTAGTGGTACAACAACTGCGCTAAATACATCAACGTACACAGGCGCGTTTTATTTTAGCGGCACAAGAACGCTGGGGTCTAACGCACTCGAAACTATTCGCATCACCACAGTTAACGGCACAGATACTTTTAATGGTGGTTCCGTCAACGTTTCATACGAGTAAAAAATTGATCCAATCACGGCATTCGCACTCTGCAAGGGAGCCTATGAAGGCATAAAGGGGTGCGTTGCCGTCTACCAAGACCTGAAGAAAACGGGCAATGATCTGACAAAGATCACAACTGAGGTCGGTGGGGCGCTCTCAAGCTTCTTCAAAGGCCAAGCGGAACTGGAAACCAGCCATGAAAAAGCGGAATTTCAACGGGAAGACAACAGGAAGAAGGGGATCAAAGACGACCTTGCCACACAAGCCATAGACAATGTGATGTATCTGCGGCAGACCAAGCAGTTTTATGCCGATCTTGAGAGAATGGTGCGCTGGGAGATGGGAATGCCCGATCTCTGGCGGGAAATCGTTGAAGAGTATCAACGGCTGTTGGATCAAAAATCGGAGCAAGCGGCTCGTGAATTGCACGAAAAGCGGGTGAAAGCATGGCGGCGACAAAGGTTAAAAAATCAGATACTGGACAGGGTGCTGGAAACGGTGCTGGTGGTTTTCGTAATCGGATACCTGATATGCCTAATGTGGATAATCAGTCTTCATCATCGGGGTCGATTGGATACCTTTTTGTCTTAGTCCTGTTTGCGCTGGTCTTTGTGTTGGTGCTCCCTTTGGTTGGGATGTTGTATGTGGACACGATGGTAGTGAAGCGAGAGGCCAAGGCCCAGATGGAGAAGGTGGAGAAGCTGCGTAAACAGGTTGAAGAAGATGCCAAACGAGAAGCCGAACCCAGATGACACCTTGAGCAAGGTGCTGGCCTATGTGGACAGCCCGTTCAAGTTGATCGCCATCCTGGTGATGGGGGTTGTGGCCTTCTCAGGGTATTTTCTTTGGCAGAACCAAGATTTATTGGTGGGGGCATACCGGGAGAACCAGAAGATGCCCTCCATTGCAGAAGACAGAATTGAGGATGCGGCCTCTCACCTGTTCAAGCACACCGGGGCAGTGGTGGTGGCGGTGTTCAAGGTCAACCCAATGTTTGGGACTCGGGTGCTACACAGAGCCTACACAAAGGAAGGCCGGGACAAGATCAATGACGGGCTGGATGTTGGGCTGTTTACATCCAATGCAGCCAACAACAGGGATGTGGTGGCGCTGATGGCAGGAGAGATAACCTGCGGGGCTTACACCCAAGCGCAGAGCGAGATTGGCCTTTGGTACATTGAGAAGGGCATGACCTTTGGGTGTAGAGTGGGTGTGCCACCCGATCCAAGTAGGTTCATTGGACAGATCACCGTTGGATGGGCTGAACAGCCCGAAGACATGGAGAAGATTAAAAACCTGCTGCTTATAGCGGCAACAATGCTTTCAAGGAGCAAACAGTAATGCTGACCCTATTTTCGACCCTGATCTCTTTCCTGATGGGCGGCTTGCCCAAGCTGCTGGAATTCTTCCAAGACCGCAGCGACAAGAAACATGAGATGGCCCTGGCCCAGCTTCAGATTCAGCGGGAGTTGGAGATGCGTAAACTGGGCTTTGAAGCCCAGGAGCGGATTGAGCACATCAAGTCAGAGCAACTGGAGATAGAAACCAAATCCAATGAGAAGCAAGCCCTGATCGGCGCACAGCAGGCTGAGATGCAGGCCATATACGCCCACGACACCAGCCTGAATGAAGGCACAAGCACTTGGATGAAGAATCTGAGGGCATCGGTGCGGCCAGTCATTACCTACGGCTTCTTCCTGCTTCTGGTGGGCATTGACTGCGCCCTGATCTGGCACGGCTTCAACAGCAGTGTGAGCTTTGCAGAAATGGCAAACCAACTGTGGGACGATGAAACCCAAGCGCTGTTTGCCTCAATCATCGCCTTCCATTTTGGCGGCAGGGCGTTTGGCAAATGAATGTCAGCCCCAAGGCAATAGCCATGATCCAGCACCACGAGGGCATTCGGTACAAACCCTACCGTTGCCCCGCAAAGCTTTGGACAATTGGCGTGGGCCATGTCATGTACCCCGAGCAAGGAAAACTCAAGGTCGAAAATCGTGACGAGTTTCTTTTGCGCCCGGAAGACAATCGTGTATGGACAAAGGATGAGGTAGATGGACTTCTCAAGTTTGATCTTGCAAGGTTTGAGCGTGGAGTTGCTCAGTTTTGCCCCGTTCCCCTTACACAAGGCATGTTTGATAGCCTTGTCAGCTTTAGTTTTAATGTCGGTCTTGGAACACTCCAGCGTTCAACGCTTCGTCAAAAGCTGCTTCGGGGCGATAAAACGGGCGCTGCGGAAGAGTTCTTGAAATATTGCATGGCTGGTGGGAAAATACTCAAAGGGCTTCAAAATCGGCGCATTGATGAACGAGCCATGTTCTTGTCATAAGGTACATCATGCCACTCAAAAAGCTAACTCTCAGACCCGGTGTAAACAAGGAGAACACCCGCTACACCAATGAGAACGGGTGGTATGACAGCGACAAGATTCGTTTTCGCCAAGGTACGCCAGAGAAGATTGGCGGTTGGATTCGTATCTCAGCGAACACCTTTGTTGGAATCTGCCGATCCCTGTGGGCTTGGGTAACGCTGGGTTCTGCCAACCTTTTGGGTGTTGGTACAAACCTGAAGTTCTACATTGAAAACGGCGGGGCGTATTACGACATCACCCCGGTTAGAGCTGTATCAACGCTTACCAATCCATTTGCCACCACCAATCTGTCAACCACCGTCACAGTTACGGATGCCACTGGCGGGTACATCAACAATGACTATGTAACCTTCACGGGCGCTACAGCAGTGGGTGGCCTGACCATCTCTGGCGAATACCAGATCACCGTTACCGGCTCAACCACCTACACCATTCAGGCGGCTTCTGCGGCCACATCTACCGCCACGGGTGGAGGCACTGTCTATGCTGTGTATCAGATCAATATTGGCCCCGCATACGAAGTTCCTTTGCTGGGCTGGGGTGCTGGCCCATGGAGTTCTGGCACATGGGGTGTTGGTACGGCATCTACAGATTCGCTGCGCTTATGGAGTCAATCCAATTTTGGCGAGGACTTGATCTTTGGCCCCCGTGGTAAGCCAATCTATTACTGGGACGCTTCAATTGGCCTTAGTGGCTCCGTTTTCACGGTGACAATTGCCAGCCCAGGTGTGCTTACCACCAATTTAAACCTTGTGGACGGAACAGCTTTGACGCTGACCACCACCGGGGCTTTGCCTACGGGCTTGCTTGTTGGCACGGTGTATTATGTTGTAGGGGTATCAGGGACGCAGTTCAGCCTTGCCGCAACTTTTGGTGGAGCGGCCATAAATACCTCTGGCTCACAGTCGGGCACTCACTCCATCTCCACCAGAGCCATTGCCCTTACCTCATTGGGTGGCGGGTCAAGCGTTCCCATCATTCAGAACTTTATTCTTGTGTCTGATGTAAGCAGGTTTGTGTTTGCCTTTGGAACCAATGATTACGGGTCAACTGTTCAAAATCCAATGCTGGTGCGTTGGTCAGATCAGGAGTCGCCCGTAACTTGGACTCCAGCCGCAACAAATCAAGCTGGTAGCTTGTTGTTTTCTCATGGATCAGAAATCGTCACAGCCATGCAGGCCCGTCAGGAAATCTTGGTGTGGACAGATTCATCCCTGTACTCTCTTCAATATGTTGGGCCACCTGTTGTGTGGGGTTCTCAGATTGTGGGGGATAACATTTCAATTGCATCTGAAAACGCAGTTGCATACGCCAACGGGGTGGCCTACTGGATGGGCGTGGACAAGTTCTACAAATACGATGGACGCACACAAACACTGCAATGTGATCTTCGCCAGTATGTGTTTGAAAACGTCAATAAGCTTCAGTTCCAACAGGTGTTTGCTGGCACAAATGAAGGCTTCAACGAAATCTGGTGGTTCTATGTCAGCAATGACAGCGTAGGCTACACCATTGACAGCTATGTTGTGTTTAACTACGCAGAGAACCAAGGCCAAGGATGCTGGTACTACGGGTCAATGGCCCGTACAGCATGGCTTGACAGCGGACTGCGGGATTACCCTATAGCATCCACATATAGTTACAACATCGTCAACCATGAGCAGGGCGTGGACAACAACGAAACAGCAACCACATTGCCAATTGAGGCGTTCATTACGTCTGCTGAGTTTGATGTGGATGACGGGGATAGGTTTGGTTTTGTGTGGCGGGTATTGCCTGATGTGAAGTTCAGCGGCTCAACTGCAACAAATCCTCAATTGACCATGTACCTGAAACCCATGCAGAACTCAGGCTCTGGGTATAACGATCCCACATCACTGGGCGGGTCTGACAACGCCACCGTTACTCGCACGGCAACAGTTCCAATTGAGGCGTTTACCGGGCAGGTTTACATCAGGGTGCGTGGCCGTCAGATGGCTATGGAGTACCGCTCAACTGCCCTGGGCGTTCAGTGGCAAGCTGGATCACCACGCATTGATATTCGTCAGGACGGTCGAAGATGAGTGACATTAGCAAAGTTGTTGCGCCACGGTTGCCCAATGCGCCGCTGGCGTATGAGCCGCTGTACCAAGAGCAGTTTATGAACATCCTGCGGTTGTATTTCAACCAACTGGATAACTCCACCCAGCAACTCACAACAAACAACAACCTGCTGTATTCTGTTTACACAGTGGCTACGCTGCCAAGTGCGGTAACCAGCGGCAAGGGCGCAAGGACATTTGTGTCTGATGCTCTGGGGCCAACATTTGGGGCAACGGTAGTGACGGGTGGCGCTGTAGCCACACCCGTGTATTCAGACGGCACAAACTGGAAAGTAGGTTGACATGGGAAAGATGACCATCAAAGAAATCCTTGCCGCCGATCTGGCAAAAAATTATAAGGGTGAGAGCGCCTCTGTGGATGAATACTACAAGGGGTTTAAAGCAATGGTTGATTCAGGCACAAAAATGTACCGGGTTGGAAATACCATCTACATGGTTGATTCGGTAGACAATGACACCATCGAATGGCACACAACCAATGCAGAACGATCTGATGCTTTATTGGTAAACACCAATAAGTTTCTTAAGCGGCTGAAGGCTGATGGGGTTAAAACAGCGTTTACATATTACGACAACCCAAAAATTAATGCCCTTGTTGAACAGTTTGATTTTCCGACTGAAATAAACAAGGTCAATGAGGGTAAATACAAAACATACAAAGCGGAAGTGAGTTTGTAATGGGCGCATGGCAAAAAGCAACCAATGCGGTTTCACAATTTATAGGCACGGACAGCGGCACGGCTGGTACTGCAAAAGCCGTATCCGACTTGGGTTCTTCCGCAAGTCAAGCCCTGTCTGACTTTGACAAAACCGTTGGCATCTCTGCCATAAGCCGGGAGGCAACTCAGTTTTCCAAAGACATTGGATTAACTGGCGCTGTCAAGGAGGTGTCTGATGTTGTACACAATATTGGTAAGGCCGCTGAAAAAGACCCACTCCAATACGCCGCTATTGTGGCCTGTATTGCCGCCGCTCCGTATACGGGTGGCGCTTCTTTAAAACTCATACCCTACATCCAGGCCACGGCCAAGGTAACGAGCAAAGAAACGTCCGTTGAAGACATGATCAAAGAGGGCGCAAAAGCCTATGTTATTTCTTCGGCTGCTTCGGCGGCTGGTAATTACGTTGCCGGTGATCCGGTCACTGGAGATATAACAGGCGGCTACGTTCCCGCAACTGGCGTAACCGGCGCAACTGGTTCTGTTGCAGTAGGAACGGCGGCTGGGAATATATCTACAAATATTATTGCCAATGCCGCCAGAGGCGGCAAAGCCACGGTAGGAGATATTGTTGCGGCAGGCGTATCCGATGCGGGTTTGGCATATCTTGCAAAAGAATACACCCCTAACTGGACAAGTTTGACGCAGAAAGAGCAAGCCGCCGCTATTGATGGCGTAAAGACTGTTCTGGGTGATAAATCTGCGGCTTCCAAGCTTGTAAATGATGCTCTAAGCTCTTCCATTCAAGCCGCCTCAAAGGCTGCGATGGCAGTGGGCTATGACAACCCCTGGCAAAAGCAAGCGGCAGAAGAGGGCGGGTTCACTGATGCCAAGACGTTTAAAGCCGCAGACAAGCTTGGGATAACTAACATTGGCGAATACGATGAGGCAGTTAAGGGTGGATTTGCCAGCGGCGATGAATTGCGAGAAGCCAAGACATACGGTATATCCAACAGAGCAGACCTGATGGACTTGAAGTCTGGCGGGTTTGACAGCCTTGCCCAGTTGAATGAGGCCAAGCAGGGCGGTTTCACCTTAAAGAATGATTTTGTTGATGCCAATAAGCTGGGAATTGCCAGCCTTACTCAATACAACCAATACAAAGACGGCAAATGGACTGACCCCACAGAGTTTAACGATGGGATGTCAAGGGGATTTTCAGACAAAACAACCTATGACGATGCCAATGCCAAAGGGTTTGAAAATCAAACAGATTACACCAAGGGCACAGATCTTGGGTTTAAAACCGGTCAGGACTACAAGGTAGCCACCGAAAACAATATTGATGCCAAAACATGGAATGAGAATAACGACAAGTCCAAAACGGCTGGCTGGGATCATTACGCCGACCAACTGAAGGCCGAAAAGGGTGGATTCAAAGACCCGCAAGAATGGATGTATGCAAAGTCAGCAGGTCTTCAAGGTGAAGGCGCTGACATAACGGGAAATTATTTTGCATCCCAGATAACTCAGGTGGGTGAGGATTTATATGCATTGCCAGAAAACGCAGGTTTATTTAATTCCAGAACCGGGGAAGTCACGGACTTTGATGGCAAGGTGATTCATAACATGTTTGAAGGCATCGTAAAACAAATTGGCAATCTGGATGCCAATCAATTTGTGCAAAGGCCCCGAACCACCACAGGCCCAACAGGCCAAACAGGCCCTATGTCCGCAACGGATGCATTGTCCCAGGCGGCACAGGTCATCCCTGACTATCTCCAAGACCCCAGCCAGATTGCCAAGCGCAAGGAGCGGGGTACACCGTATTCAACAAATCCTGAGTACAGCGTTTTGAACCCACAAGCTCCGCTAACCCCGCAGACTCAACCCCAGCAGAAGCCTCAACCCCTCGCATTGCCCAACCCGGAAGTGGTGCAATCGGGGCTGTTTTCTGGTATTCTTTCCCCGTATAACCCGCAGAACACCCAAGGTGGCCCTTATGGATGAAGAAGATTTCGCCCGATATTTTACAGACGAAGCCGAGCAATCAAATTACAACGCTCCTGCGCCGTCTGTACAACCTCCAACTGCGCCATCAGAAACGGGCTATGACTATTCCCGGTTCTTCAATGATGAATCCGGGATAAACCAAAACACGCAGTTTCCTGACCGTGTAAACGGGCCAACACCTGCCATTCTTGGTGATACGGGTCGCCGTGACCAAGACCTTGCCGACTATCTTGCCATGATGAAAGTTGGTCAAACTGTTCCGGGTGTTGATCAGCCAGCCAAGCAACTCAGCCCGTTTGATGCCCAAACGGAATTCGATCCCAATTCTGAGCAAGCAAAAAAATACTTAATTGACAAGGCAAGCTTGCTGAAGGGCATCCAGTCTGCTCTGCCCGGAGCAAAAAAACAAGCCGATGCAAGTCAAGTGTCCAAGAAGGACATGCTGTCCCTGCTTATGCCAATGCTGTTGGCAATGATTGCCAAGCAACAAGGCGGGTCTGGCATGTCTGCCGCCCAACAGGCCACACAGCCGGGTATTCCGAATGTGACCGCCAAAAGGGAAATGACCCCCTATGCCCCAACCGCCCGTCCCGGCGCTGGTGGTAAAAAGTATTTCTCTGATGTTGAGTACAGGGCCGCTGGTGGCGGGATTGGTGACCTGGGCGGTTACTCAGATGGCGGCAGGCTATTAAAAGGCCCAGGGGATGGTGTTTCTGACTCAATTCCTGCGAAAATAGGCGAAGACCGGCCAGCGAGGTTGTCTGATGGGGAGTTCGTTATCCCCGCCCGTATCGTTTCAGAACTTGGCAATGGCTCAACAGAGGCTGGGGCAAAGAAGCTCTACGCAATGATGGACAGAGTCAAGAAAGCCCGGAACCATAAAAACATTGCGGCCAACACCAAGGCCGACAAATATTTACCCGCTTGAGGTTTAAACATGGCAGACCCTACTCCCAACACAACCCCAGGAATGACCACCACCGCTGGTGGTACAACTCAGTCCGGTCTATCTGATTGGTCACAACCATACATCGTTGGTTCTGCCGCTGATCCTGGTTACCTCACAAAGGCAAAGGCTCTGGGTAACACGGGGTATCAGGCTTATGGTGGGCCATTGACTGCCGGTACGTCTGACCTTCAGACAAAGGCATTCCAAGGCATCGGCGGTCTGTCGGTTCCCGGCTCCATTGGCACAGCCGCCAATACAGCGGGGAACGTGGCAAATCAATTTGCCGGGATGAGTTACGACCCAACGCAGTTCTCAGCCAGTACGTTTGGCGCTGATCAGGCCCAGCAATACATGAACCCATACCTGATGGCCGCTCTCAACCCTCAGTTGGAAGAAGCCCGTAGGCAATCACAGATCACCCAGTTGGGCAACCAAGCAAAGGCAACTCAGGCCGGGGCTTTTGGCGGTGGCCGTTCAGCCATTATGGAAGCCGAAACCCAACGTGCCTTGGGAACCAACCTTGCCAACATCACCGGGCAGGGCTACAACACGGCCTACGATAAGGCCATGGGCCAGTTCAATGCTGACCAGACCCGCCAGTTGGAGGCCCAGAGAGCGCAGGAAGCGTCTAAACAGTTTGGCGCTAACTACGGCTTGGACTCACTGAAGAATCAACTTGCTGCCGCACAGGCTCAGGGTCAGTTGGGACTTACCGAAAACACAGCCAACCTTGCCAACCTCCAGCAACAACTTACTGCGGGTGAAGCACAGCGCAAGATTGAGTCCGAGGGTGTTAAGGCTGACCTGGACGAATTCAATGTGCAGCGTGAGTTCCCGTATAAACAGATTCAGTTCCAACGGGACATTTTGTCGGGCTTGCCGGTGTCTGCGATCACTTCCCAGGCTCCGCAGATCAACGATGTGGCGGCATTGGTTGCCAGCATGGGCGGCATGTCTAAGATGATAGACACCGCCAATGCGAATCCCTCTGTGAAGAAACTTTTAGCATACCTGGGACTTGACCTAGACGAAGCTGTAGGGTAAATATGAACCTGATACTGCCGTAGATTACAGTCAATTCAAAGTAGAACAAGTTCCTTCTAAAAGCTAAATATGCCAACTTACAGAATTGCCGCTCCGGACGGGAACAGCTACGACATAGAAGGCCCGGAAGGCGCAACGAAAGCGCAACTTGTAGAAGTATTGCTTGCCAAAAAGCCATACGCAGGGCAGTCAACCCAGGAACTTCAGCAAGCCCCAAGCGCACCATCCAAACTCAAGGATGTGGGCATTGCCGCCCTAACAGGCTTGGCAGGTGGCGCTCAATCCCTGACTGACCTGTTTGGCGCAGGGAACATTGCCTCCAGGGGCTTATCCAGTGTTCAACAATCAGCACAGGAAGGCTTGTCAGAAGCCCGTAAGGAAGAGATTGCCAGGGACGAAGAACTGAAGAAACGTGCTGAAGGTAGCTTCTTGGGTGAGGCTGGCGCTGGTTTGCGTACCTTTGGACATGCCCCTTTGCAGGAGGGCATCCAAGCCCTTTTCTCCTCTGCCCCAATCATTGCCGCAGGCGCTTTGACAGGTGGTGCTGGTGCTGTCCCATTGACTGCCGCCCGTGCAGGTCTTGCCGCCCGTGCGGCACAGGCTGGACGAGTTGCCGCAAGCGGTACGGGTGTTGGTGCGGCCATGGGGTTGGGCGGTCAGAAGGGTCAGGACTATGAGACGGTTAAACGGGAACTGATGAACCGTGGCATGCCAGAACCCGAAGCAGAAGCCAAGGCTCAAGAGGCGGCGGCATACAGTCTTCAGAATCTACCCCGTCAAGCACTTGCCCTGTAGCGGCCTGGATACCTTCTGGGATCATCTCACCGAATATTGATGAAACTGCGGCCTTGCCGTAGCCAGGAGG